AAGGAGTGGTTCATCGCTGAAACGATCTACTCTGATCGTGTCGTCCTGACGGCGTTGCCGGAGGAGTGGACCTACGACTTCAAAACCGCCGACGAGACTTACATCATGGCGCGCAACATCAAGCGATGGATGCCGTTCCCGGACAGTGAATACGTGTCGCCGGTCCAGTCCGCACTCACCGAAGCGAAGGCAAGGATTGCTGACGCGCTGCTGGCGTTCGATGAGATCGCCGATCTGAGCCGCCATCTGCGGCAAGGCGGCGCTGACCCGATGGATTTGGCCGGGCTGGATGAGGGGCTTTCCGATGCCGTTGATATCGCAGTGACTGCCCGCGCCACCCTCTCCCCCGCAGTGAAGGAGCCGAAGTGATGGGGGAGCGCAAGCTACCGGCCATCGACCCCGAGTTCATCGTCATCTGCGCGTCAGCCTGGATGAACGAACGCGGGTTCGGCTTTGGCTACGACTGGGACGGCGCGCGCTTCGGCTCTCGGGCCCAAGCCATCAAGCACGGCTGGAAACAGCGCGGCTCCGACGACTTCAACATCGGCATGACCTACGGCGACGACCTGATTTGGTTCGGCTGGCAGGATGAGCGAATGATGGAGGCAACCTTGGATTTCTCGGCTACGTCGGCCGCGTCCTTGACCGGCTTGCACCAGCCGCACGTAATCCCGAGATTGCTTTCGCGGTTGAGCCCGCCATTCACGAGCGCAATCAGGTGCTCGACAATCCAGCTTTCGCCCGTGCGGATTTTTCGGCCGCATTCGCCACACTTGCCGTCGCAGCGCGTCCACACCCGAAGGCGGACACGCGGCGGAATGGCCGTGTCTGGTGTCTTGCCGATCCATTCCTCGACAGCGCGCGCGGTCATGGCGAAATCTCCACAACCTCAACGCCAGCCCGCCGCGCCTTCTTGACCATGTCGGCAGTGCCGCGCCCGCCCGGAAAGGCAATGACGACATCCGGCTTGCCTTCATTCAGCATTCGGGTGTTGCGCGCGGGGCCAGCGAACGAGCCTTGGTTTTCCCAGTCGGCTTGGAACGTGTCCTGCGCGATGTTTTCCTTGTAAGCCCATTCCCGAGCATACTGGTCGGCGCCGCGCGCACCGCCTTCGCAAAGATACGCAATGCCAGCATCAGCATGCAGTTTGTCGAGAACGGCATAGACCCGATCACGGTCGCCATACGCCCGGCCGCCGCACACAAGCACCCTCATGCTGCTCTTCCTTCCTGCAACCACCCGCCGCGTTCCGTATCGTGCAGCTCGACGCCATTGCTGACGCAGAAGGCCAGCACGTACTCAATGAGGCTCGACGCCCGCGCCACGCCCATGCTGGCGGTGCTTTCCCGGATCGCGACGAACTCGCCTTCAATGCCTGGGATGACTTCGCCGGGATGCTTGGTCGCGACCGAATGCGCTGACACCATCAGCATCTTCCATTCGTCCAGCGTGCGGCGCTTGCCTGCCCATGTCAGTGGCGACTTGGCCAGATCCGACAAGAGGGCGTGCAGCTTCGCGTTCTGCTCGCTTGACCGCTTCGGCTCTGCTATGGTGACGACATAGCCTTCAGGTGCGTTGAGAACAGCACGTAGGGCGTTTTCGCGGACCCGCTGGCTGACGAGGATGAAGGTGGGCTTGGTCATCAGCCTGCCCTCGCGCCGGGGACAAACTTCACGAGCTGCTCGCAGTAGATCCGATACAGCCGCTCGTTTGCCTCGGTGCCTTCATCGAAATACCGCGAGACGTTCACGAACCAAGCGTCGGCCAGATCATTGGCATTGCTCGCCGCCCTCAGTGCCTCAGCAGCGCTGCGTTCCTCGGCTTCGTCGGCTAGGGTGAGGGGGTCGTGGGTCATGATGTACTCGCGGCCCGCGCGGCCCGGGCCGAAGCGCTAACGTCTCGCTGCCATTCGACCGAGGACTTACCGGCCTTTCTTCGGCGGTCCTCAGAGAGGCTTTTGACCTCGTCAAGCGTCAACTCGCCACGATGAAAGGCTGCGAGATCAATCTTGCGTTGTTCGAATTCGTCTCGTTCACTCATCGAATAAACCGGAGCGGCTTTAGACCGCCCCGTCCCTGGTTGGTGGGGAAAGGGTGGGATGCGTCGGCCAAGGCCACCAAGCAACCGGCTGTTCACCAGTTGCGAGGCCATGCCAGCGCTCCGCTTTGGGAAGCCACTCGCTTGCCATCACCTGACCGCACTTGGTGGCGAGAATGACCGGAGCGGCGACAAACACTTCGCGGGTGACTTCCTTGTCCTTGACCGTGGCGGTCTTGCTGACGGTCGTGCCGCGCGGCGCTTCCGCGATGTTGAAGTTCCACGAGGTCATCAGCCCCTCCATTCCGGGGCGAACGGAATATCGTCGTCCATACCCGGCGTTTCGAACGCGGGTGCAATGTGCCTGTTGGCCTTGTCTGCGCTCATGCGCTGGGGAGCGGGGGACTGGTCGCGGTCGCCGGGGCCGTCGAGCATGGTCAGCGAGCCCTGAAACGGCGTCAGGTGCAGTTCCGTGACCCAGACGGTGTTGCCGTCCTTCTCGTAGCTTCGGGACTTGAGCATGCCGCTGAGGGCAACGCGCGAGCCTTTCTTGAGATACGCCTCGGCAATCCGGCATAGCCCCTCGCTGGTGATCGTCACCGGAAGCCAGAGGGTGTTCTCCTTCTTTTCGCCGGTCTCGCGTGACTTCCACTGTTCGGAGACGGCCACGCGCAGGCTGACGACGGGCTTGCCATCGGGGAACTTGCGGGCCTCGGGATCGGCGCCAAGGCGGCCGGTGCAGGTGAAGATGTTGAGGTCGCTCACTGAACGCGCTCCTGTTCCATGCGGTTGAACTGGTCGGTGGGATCGGACGCGTCCCTGATGCGTGCTCGGTCTAGAAGTTCGCCAGCCTTCTCATCGCGTTCCTCGGTGATGAGCTTCTTCCAATCGGCAGGAAGGCTGTCGTATGCTTCGCGCGTCTTCGGGTGCAACCAGAGGTTGTCAAAAGCCCCTTGGTCCAAACACTCGCGGTTGGCCTTCGACAGCCGGTCGTATGTGTCGCGCGAGTTTGCCTTGGACAGCGGCGCGGCGGGTGCCGTGGCAGCGTGCCCGTCATCGTCCTTGGCGGCGGCAACCCCGACAGCGGCCTTGAGCGTATAGCGCTGCAGGTACGTGACAGCGCTGCCAAGGGCCTGGATCGGGTTCTTGCTGCCAGACGTGTCCAGACCAGCCGAGAGGGTCGTTTCCTCGCTGTGGCCGTCCCTATGCGAAATGATGCACGTCACAGACACGCCCTTGTCGGTGCTGGCGGTCTTCCAGCGGAACGACAGGCCGACATGGGCCATGATCGGAGACAGCGCCTCGGTGACAGCCGACAGGTCTTCGTACTGGTACGCGGCTTTGCCGTTGCCGAAGCTGGCTTCCTGTGATTTGATAATGGTCGGCATGTGCTGGCGCAGTTCAGACATAGCGTTATCGAAAGCCTTCCGGGCCTGCCCTGCTTCCCAGCGTTCGTGCAGCGACAGGAGCTTTTCGACAACCTCGATGCCCGCGCCGGACGAAACCGCGTGCTGGAGCATCGCAGTCGGGGTCATGGCAACCGACTGCAACTGCGCCGGTTCAATTGTTGCGACCTTGTTCATTTCACCACCTTGTCGAGTTCATTGCGGACGGGACGGTCGGATAAGCCGTCCTCGGAGCGCGTGAGGATGTAGGGGACGCGAACCCAGTCGCCGTTGCGCATGACGGATTTCATCGTCACGGTTTCGATGCCCGCCAGCGCCTCTCGCTTGAGTTGGTCAATCGGGGTAGGGGGCATCACGCGGCTCCTGCTTCGGAGACGATGCGGTAGGCGACGATGTCGAAGGCAGAGCCGTTGTGATCCCATGCCCATGTATCGCCGGGGTGCGGCTTGTCAGGCACGGAGCCGTCGCGCAGTTTCACCGTCACCATCGCGTGGCTAACGGTGGGACACTCCCCACCCTCCCACTTGATCCACCCATCATCGTCAGGCTGGGGAGGGGTGGGCGCAGGCGTCTCCCGCTTCTTGCTCTCTGCAAGGAGGGCGTCGGCGATCTCGCTTGTGAGCGGGGCGATGTCAGAAACGCTTGGCATCCCCTTTGCTACGCGCCGTTCAAAAACAGCCCTTGCAACCGTTGGTGCGACCGCCGCAGCGAACATGTTCCAGGTGTCGTGGTCAGACATGGGGGGCTCCTGCTTTGGCGATTGCAGCGCGAACGGCGTCGCCGCTCTCAAGCGTGATTCCGAGTTCGCCTTCGGTGTTCTCGATGAAGTTCAGCGCCTTGCGCAGCGCGTCCAGCATGTCGGGAGCGGCAGCCATCAGCCAAGCGTTGGCCTTCATCTCAGGACCCTTGCGAATGATGGAATAGGTTGACGACCTGAGGCCGTAGCTGGTGCCAACAGCGGCCAGCACCAGATCGTCGCCATCGGCATCGTCCGGGCCGCAGATGTCCCCGTGCTTGTAGGTCCAAGGCCCGCGCGTGTGCTTGCTCTCGCCCATCACGCGTACATCTCCCGATCATGGGCCAGCATCTCGGCAAAGGTCGGCTGATCGACCTCACCCAGCCAGCGCTCGACAATCGCGGAATCGCGGGGGATGAAGTCGTTCTCGGCGCCCTCGGTGACCACGGCCTCGGTCACGTCGCGGAAGCTGGTTGCCCCATCGCGCCATGCCTCGGCCATGTCGACAGCGAACACCCGCGCGTCATGGGTCGAGTACTGCAGCGCCTTCCAGAGCGCCACGAGGTCGGCATGCGTTTCGCCGTCCTGCGGGTCAAATCGGCCGGGCTCAATGATCTGGTAGTGCATCTATCTCTCCCGTGATGGGGTTCAGGCGTGAGTCAGCAGCTCAGAAGCCAGTGACGGCGGTTCGGATCGTCGGGGCACTGAATGCAGTTGCACCCCTTGAACGGTCCGCCGAAGTTCTCGGAGGGGTCACTGAGTTCCCAGCGGTTAGCCTCGGTGCCGGGCGGGTCCTCGCTGGTGGCAATATCGGCCACGCGCTGCGCATCCCAAGACGCGGGGGCGCACACGGCCTTGTTGAGTAGCGCCCAGCCCAGCGAGAAAAGCCGGTCCTCGGTCAAATCGACTGCGGTCTTCGCCATCTATCTCTCCCCTAGCGGTGCGGTTGGTGCCGTCAGGCGGCGATCTGGGCAATGACGGCATAGCCAGCCGCCAGCCACGCAAGCGAGGCGGCGATGTGCCACCAGTCGCGACGCAGGTTGAAAAATTCCGGATGGTTGCGGAGGTCCATGGCTAGTCCTCGTAGTGCGTGCCGCGCATGGCACTTCTAGTAAGAAACTGTTCGCGAGCCTCGCGCTCATCGATGTCAAACCCGCGCCGCGCCCATTGAAGCAGAACAACCAACTCGTCCCGCAATGCGATGGGAGGCGCAGCTTGCTTGTGCTTTGCAAACAGCAGTTCGATGCACTGCCACTCCGCAAGATTGTCCCCATAGGACGGAAGCGCCATTACAGGCCGAGATGCCATGTCGGGCTCCATATCGTCCTGAAAGCGCCATGCCTCAGCGAGGCTGTCGCGCTCAGCTTCATCGTCAGGATGGGAAAGGGTCGGATCGAAGCGGCTCATTTGCCACTCACCGTTTCGGTGACATCGGGCCACCAGCGTTTGAACGGATAGGTTCCGGTCGGGTTGTCTAGCCGCGCGTCATGCTCGGTAGCGCAGTTGACGACAAAATCCTCAATGGCTTCCGCTTCGGTCGCTCCGTAGCCGTAAAGCCCAGCCTCCTCCTCGCCTTCGTAATAAGCGCCCATGGACACCCGACCTGCAACATGGACAGCCTGCCGCCCAAGTCGCTGTTGGTATGCCCAATCTTGATCGGACCGTCGTGGCCGCACTGGATGAAGTAGATCATGACGCCACCCTCGCCTCGCCGAAAACGTCCGGCCTCAGATCGTGCCGCGAAATGCCGGTGACGGTTTCCACGTCACGCGCCCGATCAGCCGGAACCTGCTTCCACTGCGAGATCGCCTGCGGCGTGATGCGGCGCTCGGGGTTTAGCTTGTTGAGCAGCGCGGACAGGCCAGCGTTGCCGCCGTTCGTCTGCTTCCATTCGATGAGTGGGTCGGTGTGTTTCATCATGGCTCATAGTGAAAGCATATCTT